CCAGCGGCGATCTTGCTCGCTGAACTTCGCGGTGGACTCCATTGTCTGGCCGCTGTAGTTGTGGTTGTTGATGATTGGCGCTGCTCCTGCACTAGATCCGCCTGCCGTAGCATCCTTGTTACTAACCACATCACCGCGACTGTTCGGCATCATGTACTGACGACCGTTTGCAGCGTTGAAGATCTCAGGTGCGCCGGTTTCGTTGATTCGGTACATGCCACCGGCCTGGACTGGGCCGCCAACTGCACGGCCAGGCGCAGCAACCGACGCGATGTTACTGACAAGCGATGCGGACGCAGCGGCAACAGAAGCCATCGCAGCAAGGTTGATAGGCCATGGGTTAGCAGCCGCAAGGGCGATACCCTGCTGAATAGCAATGGTTGCAGATGCGATTGCAGCGGCCTTCTGCGCGACAAATGCAGCCTTGTACAATCCAGACTGTTCACCAAACGCCATTTTCATAACGTCAGCAACAGAGCCAAAACCTTTTTCGGCAGAATTCAGCAGTACCGTGCTTCTGGCGTCGTCAATTTGATTCATCCGGTCAGCGTGTTGCTGAGCCATTTGCTCTTCTAGGGTTTGGTATCCGCCAATAACTTCAATCTGTGCGGCCTTCGCCTCGTTCAGTCGGGCTAGCTGCTCGGCATATCGCAGGATCTCCGCGTCTGCTTCTGCCTGATATCGAGCTGCCTGATCATCGAATGCTCCGCCAGACAACGGATCGACCGTGCCAGTGATTTTCTTCTTTGCTTCTTCCGGCGTTCCGTATTCCTTGCGCTTTGCCTGGATAACGTTTAGCTTTTCGAGTTCTACACCTAGAGCCCTAACAACCTCGATGTCTTCCGGTTTCGCATACGGATTAAGGCTAAGCTCTGCCTTGCGAGCGGCCAGCTCTTCGGAGGATAGACCTGCTTGATAGATAGCCTCAGACAACTCGTCCATGACCCTCAGGTTTTCCTGATTGCCATTAATCTCGTCATCAGTTGCTTTCTTTGTTAGCTTTGCAGATTCTGACAGGCCCTTCTTCTCTTCAGCCTTCTGGTTCTTTTGCGCTTCTTCCAGGTTGTATATTGACTCGGCAAGACGCTCGACTTCTGCAACCTGCGAAGGGTCTGCTCCAGCCCCCAGTTTCTGAGTGGCGGCAAGCTTGGCGCGCTCTACGCCCACTTTCTTCGCTAGGGCTTCTTGCTCCTTAAGGCTTTTGATTGCCTTGGCTGCCTCAAGCTCGTCGGGAGTAAGGGCTTTAATGGGCTCCTGACCCTTCGACGCCGTTAGCTCTGCCTGCTTCTTGACGATCTCTCCAAGCCTGTCCCGGTACTGCGCAAGAGACTGGTTAGTGTCATCAATAGATGCTTTGTCGTCATCCATCCGCTTCTTAAAGCCGGCGTCAGTCTCGATTAGGCCCTGAGATGGTTTTGCCGCTCTATTCTGGAATCTGGTCAGATCAGTTTCTAGCTCGCTGATCTTGTCTTTTGTTAGGTTCGCCGACCGCTGAAGCTGGTTAAATGACAGGTTGTCAAGAGAACCATTGAGCGCGTCAGTGCTGGCTTTTGCTGTATCGGCACTAGTGGCGAATGCGTAGATCGCAGTAGCTGCTAGCAATACAACGCCAAGCGGGCCGCCCAAGAACATCATTACGCTTCGGAGAGCACCAAAGGCTATGGTGCCTCTAGTGGCTGCTGCGTTTGCAACGTTCTGAGCTTGGGCCGTAGCGATTGCCGCCGCAGCGTATCTAGCCTGCGCTGCGTTCAATGCCGTCAGTGCGAAGGTGTGCGCCGAAGTGCCGGCAGCAGCCGTATACTCTGCTTGTGCCACGCGGATAGCGGTCAGCGCAGATGCTTGCTCCGCTTGCGCACGACGCAACGATGCCGCTGCTGCAAGGTTGTCAGTCTGAATTCGGGCAAGGGTTGCCGTGACAGTTAAGTACTGCTGGCGGATGTATCCGGCTGTAGCCATCGACACGCGACCGATAAGAACGGCTGCGAACAGTTCGGCAGCAACTGCGGCCTTGTCCAGAGCGCCTACGATTTCCTCTGTTGACACTCCCTTGATAGACTTGGCAATAGCGTCAAAACCGCCAGCAATACCAGTTGAAACACCATAGAAGTTATCAAGGTCGGCTAGCGCGGTCCCGAACTCTGTAGTGATTGCGTTCGCGGCGGCGGCAACGGTCCTTGGCATTGCCGCGAATGCTGCATCTACTTCTCCCTGCTGCTTAACTAGAGCCTTCTGAACCGCCTCGGCAGTTAGTTTCCCGTCAAGCATCTGCTTACGTAGCTCGCCAAACGAAATACCCAAGCCCTTTGCCATTTGACGGGCAAGCTCTGGCATGCTCTCGATGACCGAGTTGAATTCTTCTGCCCGAACGATGCCGCCAGCCATAGACTGTCCGAACTGGCGAAGGGCGCTGGACATCTCTTCAGCGCTGGATCCGCCAACGCTGCCGATCTTCTGGATAGTCTCAACTAAGCGAAGGACTTGCTCGTTTGTCGAGCCGGACTCTTTCAGTGATCCGGTTAGGCTCTGCCATAGACCTACTGTTACTTTCAGGCTAGCTCCGGTTTCGCTGGCAACACCGACAAGCTTCTGATAGGTGGCCGCCGCATGATCAGTGCTATCTGAAAGCCTAGTGATCTGCGCGCGAAGCAGGTTGTAACTCTCTGCAAGCTCGCGAGCGCTTGCTAATGCGCGAATAGAGATAACCCCAGCGACTGCGCCAGCCAATGCAGTCATCGACGTTCTAAGAGCGCCTGCTGTGCGACGAGTATTGTTAAGGCTGGTATCTGCCCGGTTAAGATCAGCGACAAGCTGACCAGTGCGCGCATCAATGGTGTAATAAATCGTGCCAAGGTTAGTAGATGTCATTGTGCCGGTCTCTTATCGCGCATAGCGTTGATTGCCTTGAGTCGTTCCATGCCTTCGTCGTGAGATTCAATGCTAGGAAGTGTTTCAGGCTTGCCAAATTTTGATTGCATGGCGCCGCTAAATTCGGTCATCGTCAACGCCCATGATTCATCTGCCGAGTATCTAAGGTGCGCCATTGCTTGAGCGACGAACTCTCTAGCGTTAAATTCTGCTGTGTAGTCCTTGGTCGGTTTTGCTGGCAGACCCTCAGGCTTTATTCCGATCATTCCGTGTTGCATCAGGCTTCTGGCTAGAGGGATCATGTGGCTAGACGGCATAGCTCCAGGAACGAACGAACCCCAGCGACTACCCATGTGCCCGATCAGCGGAGTCACATCGTCCTCGCTACATGCAGCCAGAACGTCGTAGGCAACGGACATTACGTCTCGCTCCCACGACCTGTACGATTCGGACGGCCAGATTGGATTTAGCGATGGTGCTGAAAATAGGAGGCTGAATTTCTCTACAATCTCAGTAGGCGACCCTAGAGAATCCATTGCAGAAAGAGATGGGCGGAAAAGATAATCTCGGTCGCCTACCGAAACCCCAAACTCCCCTATGCTGGTGATAGGCTTGCGCATTTTTGGCGTCCACAGAATTAGTGATCCATTTTAGCATTTTGCGCTTGACGGATTTTCTTGCGAGGATATACTCGCCGAACCTAAACAGATCTCAGGAATAAAAAAATGATGACCTTGCTTCTAGTTGCGGCACTGTGCGATAGCGCCGGATGCACGTACATGGACGTATCTAGAAAATTCAACATAGCAACCGACAATGAATGCGTGCAGATGGCTAATTTCGCAAACAGCGAGAATAGGAAGAATCGCAAAGATCCTAGGTTTGCATGCCTTGAGCCTAGCAAGTACAGAGAGCTTGTCAGTCGTGAATTGTAGGAAAAAGAAAGGCCCCTGATAAAAGGGGCCTTTGTGTATCTACTGCATTTACGCAGTAACTGTCACGACAGTGGTGTCAGTCTTCGTCGGATCAGACACAGATGTTGCGGTGATGGTTGAGCTGCCGATTGCGACGCCAGTCACTCGACCATTAGCGTTAACTGTGGCATTCGCCGGAGTGCTAGAACTCCAGGTCACGGCCTGATTTGCGCCGGCTGGAGAAACAGCGGCATCAAGGTTGGTCACGTTGCCGACAGCTACCGTTGCGGTTGCCGGGGTTGTGGTGACTGCGGTCACTGGTACTGGAGTCGTAGTGGTGATGACGCTAGGTAAGCCGCCTGGACGACCGGTAGCGCTGGCAGTCATGGAGTAGGTAGCCGCATCATCATACGGGAACTCTTCGCTGAATTCGGTCATTACACAGAATGCAGTAGTGGTATTGATTGGACCGGTAAGGCGAATCCACACATACGGCTGAGGGTCGGTTTCGAAGTGACCAGACAGCAGTTGTTGGTTAGCAGTGGTGCCATCGTCGCGCCGAGTCAGACCGTCAATCGAAACCTCGAAGGTCTTGTAGGTGATCAGCGTTTCCCGGAAGCTACCAGGGGTATCATCGGTAGTGGTGTCAACGGTGTCAGCCGACATGGTTTTAGACTTGTTACGAGCGCCGCCAAGGGGCAGCCACGTCAATGTCAGTGGATCTACATCGCCGCATGCAAGAGCGAATTCAGCGAGAACGCTCTTACCTACGAATTTATCCGAAGCGCAATTAAGGGCCACAAGGCACCTCCGTTAAAGTTTGAAAGTACCGCCCAAAACGAGCAGATGCACATAGTTTAACACGTCAATTCGAAGTTAATTTCCGCCCAAGGTCGATTCGTTTCAGTGTAATACGGCCCCATTACCGAGCCGAGCGCGCGAATATTCATCATGCAGCTTGTTTTAAAGTTGGCAACCGCTGCGTCAAATAGAGATTCTGCGAACAACTCCGCAGCCTCGGTATCCCCAAGCGCTCTACCGTTGGCGCGACCAGTGACGATCACCCGTATCTGAGGATACTGGACTTCACCATTTGGAGATCGGCCACCATCAGACCAGACAGCTACGAACTTCTTTGTAGAGTTGTTCGTTTCTTCCCACATGCCGCGACTGATAGTGTAACCGGCAGTCGAAATGTAAGCCTCTAGCCAGTCGCGAAACAGGTTAATTGGTGTATGGCTCATAATCGCATCGCCTTGATTAGTGTTTCCCTGATTGAGTCAATGTTCTCCTCGAATGCCTTCTTCAGAAACTCAGGCTCTGCATCTGGGTCCCAAAAGTTTCCACGGCTAGGATCGTTCCGGTCGCGAGCAACGCCCTTGCCTAGAGTCGTTCCTTTCTTGTCGTGAACTGCTGCCGCGTACGCTGCCGTGTATCCGAGGTAGCCATACTGCCCACCCTCCCGAGGAACAACTCTTCGGAACTGACTATTGATCAGGTTCGAGGTGTCGATGGGCGTCATGGTCGCAGCATATCCCGCCGCATCAATCAACATAACCTGTATCGCCTTGGTTGTTTTAGGGCCTGCGAACTCTGCAAGCATTGCGTGTATTTTTCTCTGGATCTGATCTTCCGTAGCCATCAAACGGTCTCCAGTTCGTACTCGTCTTCGTAGTTAAACGCGGACATGCCATGACGAGCAATCTTGCGGATCTCTGCGGCTGATACTGCATCCCACGCCGACGCGGTTGTGTCGCCGTATGCGATTCGGTCTAGGTACGCTGGTCGAACGTCGCCAGTGTAATAGACATCCCGCGTGACAAACTCCGCGCCTTCAGTATCGCGTGATTGCCTTGATACTCCTTCATGACCACAGAGGATGGTGTACGGGGTTCCGTATGTGACAGCGCCGCCCCAATCGTCTGAGGCGAGCCTTGGGTAGATCGTTGCGGTGTTGATCATGTACCACGCAGACATCAGGGCCATTAGCAGCACTTCCCGCCAGTAGAAACCCATAGGCCGGCAGCATTTCCTGTTTCTGGAATCAAGCCCCAGGTGCAGCCGTTCTTATCCAACCCGTAGAGAAGCGAGCGCACACCACGGAAGGCATCGGCCTCATTGGTATAACGGAAGGACTGGCTAGCACCACTAGGGGCAGTTTGCGAACTGATGTACTTGTAAGAAGCCGGCAGCGCCTGAAGCGTGAACAGGTACAGGTACACGAGCAGGATCTTTGCCGGACTCAAGCCCTGTGCCTCAAGACATGCCTGTACGTCAGGATCGACCTCAAGCAGCGCCTCAAGCACGAAGTCGGGCGCGAGTGGGATGCCCATCGAGGTTAGGAATTCTTTGAGCTGCGCCAACGTCGGCATTTTCGCCACCTGGAAAATAGTTTCCCGAATTATACCATTACGCCTTGACGTAGAATCTGCGAGGGAATAGCCTACGAATCACGCAACAAAACGAACGAAAACGGAGAAGCGAGAATGAGTCACACACAAGGTCCATGGGCATTGAATCGTTACGGGGAGGTTATCTGCTCTACTGGCGAGATTGTTCAGGTTGAGGGGTTTGCTCTATCGGGTATTTCTCGGCCAGAGACGCGAGCCAATCGCGATATTATGGCGGCAGCTCCTGAGCTGTTCAAGGAGCTTAGCTTTGTTGTTGATACCGAAGAGCAGAGCTGCTTTGAGCAATGGCTATCAAGAGCAACCCCAAGCGGAGACTGCGATTCTGTGCAATCTCAATGGCTTGAAAGTAGTGATTTCGAAGACTTCTGCGATCTGTATAGTGGGCCTATTTCCGCAATCGCCAAAGCCAAAGGAGCAACAAAATGACCTTCACCGTAAAGAAAGCCCGCAACACTTTTAACGTGATCAGCGACGGCATGATCTTGGATAGCTTCGACACGGAACAAGAAGCCCAAGCCGAAGCAGACCGAATGACAGCAGAATACGAACGCGTACTGAGTTTCCTGTAATCCTGCCTACACACAAGGGAATGACAATGAGCTGCTTAACGGAAATAAAAACAACACCATTCGTTTATCGCACAGTCATTATCGACGGACAGACAATCCGCACGGCTGTACGTCCAGGCAAGTCGACTCTTACGCCACTGCTGTTTTTTAACGGCATCGGCGCATCACTGGAGCTTGTGTTTCCCTTAGTTGCCGCGCTAGATCCTGATCTTGAGGTGATCGCGTTCGACGTGCCTGGCGCTGGTGGATCTCCTGCGCCTCTTCTGCCTTACACCCTCAGCAGTCTTGCACGACTCGTTACCCGCATGCTTGATGTTCTGGATTACGACGAGGTTACAGTTGCAGGAGTCTCATGGGGTGGATTCCTTGCTCAGCAGTTCGCCTATGACCATCCTAAGCGCTGCACCAAGCTCATCTTGGCCGCCACATCTTCAGGCGTAACGATGGTTCCGCCGTCAATGAAGGTTCTGATGCTGATGGCTAGTCCTGAGCGGTACACGAACCCTGAGCATATGGCTGCGATTGCTCCTGAGATTTACGGCGGGTCGTTTCGGAATAATCCTGAGCTGTGCGCAAGTTACGCCAACAAAATGAAGGCGCCAACCTCGCAGCTCGGGTACAAGCTCCAAGGCATGGCAGTCTGGTGGTGGTCGTCCGCATTCTGGCTGCACAAGATCAAGCAGCCGACTCTTGTTCTGGCTGGCAATGACGATCCGATCATTCCGCTGGTCAACATGGGATTCATCGCGAACCGCATTCCTAACGCTGAAATGCATATCATTGACGACGGTCATTTGTTTCTGGTGACCAAGGCCAAGGAGATTTCGCCGATTGTTATGCGGTTTTTGAAATAGCGAGCGCAACCGACTAATCGATATCTACAAAGGGGATATGTAAAATGGCTCTACTCACAGTTGGACGATTCAAGGAAATGCTTGCCGATGCCGATGATTCTCTGATACTCAGGTTCCGCGTG